GCCGGGATCAACATTAACTACTTACCTATCAGGTTAGGTTAAAGCGACGAACGCCGCCGGCAACGAGAACTCCACAAGCCAAATAGCCATAAAGTGATGTTTCGATTTCGCCGGAAACTGGAACGTTGGTGCTTAGACGTAGAACTGGTGATTCGTAAATTGCAACAGATGATGGAACTACAATAAACGCAGATTCATCAATGGTTGTTGCGACAGCGTTTGGATCCACATAAAGATCAAGACCCAAAACGTTGCCACGAAGTGAAGATGGTGTTGCAGATCCGCCTGCATTGTAAGGCTGCGCTGCTGAGTAGATTGGGCGACCTGTTGTATCGGTTGCTCCCATGAGTAGACCCCATTGAGAAGTACCGGCGATGTAACGGGTTGCAAGTTCACCAGTTGCAGCGTATGCGGCTGGTGTTTCGGTTGAAACGTACGAAATGATGCCTGCGGATGTTGCTGCAACTGCTGTTGCTTGTGTTCCGCCTGCTGTGAGTGCTGCAATAACTGCTGCATCGGTTGCCTTGTTGTATGCGCGCTGCATGTTATCGAGCATTGCTTGGAAGAATGAAGGGTCGCTGCGCTCTAGCAATTCGACCGAATAACGCTGCAATCCAGCGTACTTCTTGACAGTCAAATTAACATACGAGCTAACAATGCCAGTTTCAGATGGTGCGCCACCTTCGGCGGTTTCTGCAACGGTTCCTGCTGTCGTAATCTTTGGAACGCTTACAGTCATGCCTGCCGCAGGAATTGCGCGTGACCCGATCGCATCGATTGCTGGACGTGCGCCAATGAGTGTGTCAACAACGGTGCTGACATACTGAACTGGTGAGAACGCAGGGTTCGTTGTAAATGAATCATCGGCTGCTGTGAGTGCTTTTGCAGCTTGTGCGTCAGCGTGCATTACCCATTCTGCCGAATCGGTATTGCCAAGTTTTGCCTTGATTGAGTGCTCAAGATATTGAGCTTTGGTTTTAATTGGTGAACGTGGCTCGGTGTAAAAAGATGCACTAATCGTTGGACGTGCGGCTTCTACTGGAGCAACCTCTACCGGTGTAACTGTTGGCTCTGGAGTGTTCTCCACGATAGCCTCACTTTCCGTAATTGGTTGGTTTGTTTCTTCCGCTTCGCTTTCGCTCGCGGCAACTTTAGTAACGTTTGCATTTGTAAACGCAGGTGATTCGACAAGGCTAACCTCTTTAAGAACGGCAGCCGTGACTTCAATATGGTTTTTCTTGCGTTTTGATGAAATAACTTCAACGCCGACTGATAATCCGTCAACTAAACCTTCGCTTGCGAGAATTAACGCATCGGATCCTTGTTGGCTGGAACTCATCTTAAATTGTGCATAGATTCCATCTTCGGTAACTTGGAACTTTTGCATACGACCAATTGGCTTGTCGTTTTTGTGTTGAAATAACATTTTGATTTTGCCGGGTGTTTCGATGCTAATCGAATCTTTGGCAAATACAACTGCGCCTGCGCTGGTATTACCCACTTCACCGAATGGCACGATTTTGCCTGCGATGATGCGCCGCTCGCTGTCGGAGCTTTCTATTGGGCTACTGAACTGAAGTAACATCGGTGTTTCCATTTGGTGTTAGATCTTCCATTTCCATTGCTTGATCGATTGTAATCAAGCCGAGAGATAGCATTTTTTCAATGACGTTTAGGCGTTCCATTGGATCTACTCGCAAAAACGCGCTGTCTACGTCAAACTTTACAATGTTGCCTCGCGCCGTGACATCATCCATTGACAAACGGTCTTGAATTGCGTTGATGTACGGTGCGAGAGATAAAGCCAAGAATTGTTTGCGCTCATCTTGGACGTTTGAATATGTCATGGAATTGTTTTGATCCGCGCTGATGTAATATGCCGGAACGTTCATCATTCGCGCAATCTGTGTGCAGGTTGCTTGAACCGCATCCACAAACATCATGTCTTTAGGTGAGAATGACGTTGGCTGGTAATCAAGTGTCGATGTCAAATACGCAGTCGAACGTTGTTCACGCGCAGACTTCCATGCGGCTAAGATTCCCTGAACTTCGGCTGGCGGTAAATCTGCACCGGTATTTTTAATAACGCCGGAAGGCATCGGGGTTGACGTAGCAACACGCATTGCTTTTTCTAAATCAATTGCGCTGCGTAACACCCGTGCGCCACGTTGCAAAACGCCATCATCTTGTGATTGAAATGTAATTAATGATCCAAGACCCGACATCGGTGCGCGTTCGCCATCAATCATGTATTCGATGATGTAATTGCTGTTTGGTTGCGTTGTAAAGGTCACGCGGCTTGGTGCAATCCATTCGAATCGTGCTGGACGACCATCATCAAAATAAACTTCGGTGACGCGCCAATATGCAACGCCGTAAAACAATAATGAATCGACAGTCCACGCAATGGTAACGCTGCGTGGTTGATGTGCGCTTGGTTGATCTAGCCAAATTGGAGATCCCAATTCTTCGCCAGTAGATTTTTTATAAAGATGCAACGGCAAGCCACCGATTGTGCAAGCAATTAAATTACGGCATCGAGCAACGGCTGGAACTGTTACAGCTTCATCGCGACCAACCGGAGTTAACACGGTAGGCATGTAGAAACCGAATGAATCAGTCATCAGCTGCGGTGCAGCTTGTGCTTCTATTTTCGCAGGACGAAAACGATCTAAAAGACCCATCGTTTAAGGATACCACACAAATCGGACATAGCCGACATATTAGACAATAATTTGCGGTTTACTTTGCGGCTTAAGTAGCTGGTGGACAACCATAGCCAAACTAATCGCTGCCGAAACATCGCCGGCCGACTTCCTTCTCACAATACGCCAACCTGCATCGGTTTCTTTAGCCGCACAGTTATTCATGGAGTCCACCAGACTAGCCTGTCCGATGTGAACGATACGCGCGTTCACAATGGCATCATATAGGTCTGAACAGGCTTGGTAAAATACAGTTCCAGACATATCTTGGATCTTGTGGCCAGATTGACTTAGGCGTTCAGCAACGCTCATTGAGCTGTATTTGTCAAAGCAAATTAGGCGTGGCTTGTATTTCATAGCCCATTCGTTGACTTCAATCGCCATTTTCAATTCATCAATGGCGATTTGGCTTTCAAATTGGGCTATTACGCCTACGGCTATTTTTCCATTGTCTTGTATTTGACCGGCTACAAGACTGGCCATCTTTTTATTGACTGATATATCCATGCCAAAGATTGTGGCGCGTCCGGGTTCAATTTTTAGATCTTGAACCGTCAAATCTTCAAAGGCGCGATAAGGCCAGGGCGACTTTAAAGCCGAAACCCATTGGCACAATGTTTCGGTACGACTAGCTTCAACGCTTGATGTCGCAATTGCTTCTTCAATTGTCGATTCGTCAATAAGATAGCCAAGTGCCGGGTTAGCTTGATACCACGCATCGCGATCATTAATTTTGGCAAAATCATCGGCTGAGTATTCCCAAAATCCAAGCGTTGGTGGCGGATATGACAAAGCGCGGCTGCGTAGGTCGTTGAGCACCGTACTAAAAGCATCTCCGGCGTTGGATGTCATAAAGATTTGACTATTAGGCCGGGCGCGGACAATAGGTCTTGCAGCAGTCCATGAATCCTCATCAATTTCGCGTAATTCATCGATATACAACAAATCAGCAGTTTTTCCGCGACTGCCATCACGCGTGGCCGCCACAATCTCATACCGCGCACCGGATAACAGCTCTACGGATTCCTGACCATTAGCAACCCGGATTTGTTTGACCTGTGCCATCAAATGCGGATTATCCTCGATGACATCGACAACTTTGCGGAACGTGTCCAAAGCCATGCCACGATTGGACGACATAGCAACAATGTTCATTTCGCCAAAAACAAACAAACCGGCAAGGATGCGGATGCGTGCTAGGTGTGTTTTACCGTTTTGCCTCGCTACGAGAAGCAAAGATGTTTTTCTGCGCCATTTCCCGGCTTTGTCAATCTTTAACAAATCGGTGAGCACATATTCTTGCCAAGCCAACAGCTCTAAATTGCAATCGGCTAGAAACTTATGGACTTCATTAATCCTAGACTTGCCTTTGAGTGGCGCATTTTGTAATCGTGGCTTGGTCGCGCCCTTGCGAACCTTTTTCAATTAGCCCCCAATTGGTCTGGAAGCATAAAGGGTGAGTCTGGAT